TTCCCACATATTGTTCAATAATTTGATTTGTATCTCTCCTTTCGTTTCCGTTTAAGATTGTATTTAATCCACCTTCTTCTTTCCAAAACTGAACATCAACTTTAACATTCTTTCCTTTGTTAATTGTTTTGGCAGTTCTTTCAATGTGGTAATCTAATCCATCAATTTGAAAATGTAAATGACAAACAAAATCTGTTTTACGATTATTTAGAATATTAGATGCTTTAAATGCTCTACTACATTTATCGTATAAACAAAATGATATTGAATCAAATAGAGAAGATTTACCCGCTGCATTTGGTGCAAACAATCCCATTAATCCACCAACTTTGGTAAAATCAATTTTGTTATTTTCTCCATAAGAAAACATATTAGAAAACTCAAACTTAACTGGTTTCCAATGTATATTTCTATGAGTATCTTCGTGAGTAATTCTACTATTAATATCTCTGTTAATTACCTCTAATCCATCCAAATCTTCTTTACTAACGAATGGCATCATTCTGTTAATATAATCGTTTATAAGAGAGTTCTGATAGTTTACATCGGTTATATCTTCAAAGTCTAATCTATTGTTTCTATTTCCTGTTTTTGATTTAGAAAGTGAATCGGTTCTGATAATTGTAAAATCTTCAACACCATATAATTGTTTTATTTCAGAAATTACTTTCTTTGTATCAGCAGTATCGGTATTAGATAAACGAACTCTTAAACGAGGATTCTTTGGCATATCGGAAACCTTTGGAACATTACCATTATCAATATCCATTGTGTAATATCCATAATCATTTTGAATATCAATTTCCTCATAACTCATTTTATCTAAATCCCAAACAAGTAAACCATGCTTATCTAAAGTTTCACCAAAGTTTTGTTGAATCAATGAACCTGCGTATGCAATCGTACATCCTTTGGGAGATGTGATAATTTGTCGTTTGTGAATATCACCTAATAAGGCTAAATCGTATCCATCAAACATATCAGGTGTAAAATGACGAGATGAAACTACATATCCAATATCTGTTTGAGATGTATCCAATGGTCCGTGAAAAAGAGCAATCTTTTTATTACCAAACATTTTATTTGCAGGAATCCAATTATCTCTTTTATCAAAAATAGAAAATACGGAAAAATCTACTCCACCAATAGAGTAAACCTGAGTATCTCGTAGGTATGTAAAGTTTGGTAAGTTTAATGCTTCTACAATTGGAGTCAATACATCCAATCTATCGGAGTTATTCATATTACAATCGTGATTACCTGTAATAAGAATAGTTTCACACAATTTAGAACATTCTGTAAATAACCAACTAATCTCTCTCACTAATTCAGGAGATAATTCTAATTTAGCATGAGCAATATCTCCTGCTAAATAAATAATTGAATCCTCTGTTCCTCTTTTACGAATCTCATCAAACATTTTATTAAATACTTGACGATACTCATTGTGTCTTTTCACATTACGGATATGAACATCGGCAATGTGATAGATTTTCTTTAAACTCATAAACTATTAATTTTTGTTAATAACAACTCCTCTATTCCAAACTCTTTTGTATTATTTAATTCTTCGTAAAACTTATTATACCCCATATCGGCAGCATCTTTATCTTTTAGATTCATAAACTTAACATTTATTCCTTGCTTCCTAAAATATTCAGATGCTTTCAATGCTTCTGTTTTAGCATCATTATCCAATGAGATAACAATATCACTAACACCATTCATAAAGATTTTCTCAACTAATGTTTTAGATGGAAACTTACCTAATAGTGGAATTGCGTTTCGTCTGATTGTGATTGCATCAAATACTCCCTCACATAAGATAATAGGTTCATTCCAATTTATTTGTGAATCAAAACAAATTACATTCTTACTGATTGGTGGGTTTTTGTATTTCATCTTCTCATCTACATAATAAGAACGAGAAACAAAGTAATTTAACGAACCATCGCAATTGTAAGATGGGATAATTACTCTTCTACTATATAAACCTTCTTTACAATACCCAATACCATACTTTACAATTTGTTTTTCTGTTATACCTCTTTGAATAAGGTAGTTCATTGCCTGTTTATATTCTGGATTGAATCCTTTTGGTTGTTCTACTAATGATATAAACTCCTTTGGTAATGATATAAATATTTTAGCATCACCATCTTCGTTTTGTGGGTTATAGTGTGAATCACCATATATCTCCCTAATAACTACAATAGTTTTTCTATCAACATCTAATTTCTTTAATAAGGATGTAAGTTTCTTACCACCACTATTACACGTCCAACAATGCCAATGTTGTGTTTCGGTATTTACTTGTAATTTTTGTTTGTGATGATGGCAAAATGGACAGTAGAATGCTAATTCGTTTCCCCTTAAAACGGAGAAACTCCCTAACGTATTAGATAGTGTTGTAGTAATCTTTGTCTTGTCTGTATTATTCAGCATGATACAAATATACGACATTTATTTCAAATTTCCAAATTATTTAAACCATTCTTCTGGAATAAATTTATCTGCGTATAAAAAACCATTCTTATCACACCAATCTGCGTAAGATGTTTTTGAGTTTTTTGAAATTTTGTTTTTGGATGATGTAAATACAAATCTAATATCAAATTCAGGATGTTGTTCTTTTATAAATAGATGTTTCTTTCTATCGGCAGGAACAAACCTACCTTTAGTTTCTACAAAAATACCATTTGGTAATTTAAAATCTGGATTGTATGTATGTTTTGAAGCAGGTATAATGTACGGAATCTTTTCTGATTCATATTGTACAGGAATACCTTTACTATCTATTTGAATTGATATTGATTCTTCTAAGCCTGATTTAAAACCATGCTTCCTTGCCACCCAACCTTTTTTGGTTGGTTTTTTTAATGTAACCTTTTTAGCCATTATTATTTGAAAGTATCAGAATACTTTTTTTCACTTATTGCACCACCTCTACCTGTTTTGAATTTTTCAGCAGTTAAAATTTGCTCATCTGCTTTTTTCAAATCATTTGTAGTGTATGGAGTTTTTGCATTAACACCTGCATCAAATCCAATCTTATCAACACCTAATGCTGATTGTTGTGCTTTGTATAATTCTTCTATTGTTGGCATAGTTTATTTTGTTTATTTTAATGTTACTATTGGATATCCTGGTGTAGTATTTGATATTTGACTTCTTATATCTTCTATATTTGGATAATCATCTGTTAAAAATATATGATTATATTTATTAAAATCTTCTTCTAATATAGTTAATGGATTTAAATTTCCATTTTCTAATAAAAGAATACCAAATAATTTATCTTCAATTAGGTTTTGAGTATGAGTACTAATTAAAAAATGTTCAAATGCTTCTAGTTGTAATTCCATAATATTGTTTTATAATAAGTATTAGTTATGTATCAAAACGGACAATAAAGTTTACGGGAATTTCCGGGTCTGATTTAATTGGTTTTGGTAACTTTGCTACCGCAACCAAATCACAATCATCATCGTATAAACCAATTGTTGTTATAAATGGTGCTAAGAACGAACCAGTTGAATCTACAGAACCACTTAAATCAAAATGTTCAAATCCTGCTAATTTATTTCCAACTGAACCTGAAAATCTATAATCTAAAGAATTTCCGTTTTCTAATGTAGTTAATTTTTTAATATATTTTACAGGTTGTTCTGTATATACTCTTTTAACTTTACCATAATCATCTGTAAACAATTCGTATGCACCACCTACTGATTTTACTGCTGATGGGTTTGTGGATACATTATAATCAGATTCATTTACAATTAAAAGATACTCGTGTTCGTAAATAGTTTCAGTTGATTTAAATGTTAAATCCCATTGTGTTTGTAATAGTGTTTCTGGACTTCTTGTTAAAACAAGTAAACCTTGTGAATAAAATATATTACCAATTTTACTAGTAGCACCTGCACCAGTTAAAAATGGTATATTATCAACTGTCATTATTCCATTTTCTACATCAAATTTTTGAATTACCATTGTGTATGATACACTATTATATGATACTACTAATTCACCAGAGTTTATATCTGCACTAACTAAAGATGCACTATATTCTGTTAATGCAATATCTTTAAAATTAAAAACAGAACTATTTAAATTTGATAAAGATACCGTTATTAAATCACCACTTAAATCTATTAAATTACCATGTGAATCATCGGAGTATGCAAAAGCACCATCTGTTAATATTGCAGAACCTTTCTTAATCCCTTCACCAACATATATTTGTGGTATTGAAATTACTTTAGCAGAACTACTTAAAAATCGTTCTCTAGTTCCTTCAACAATATCGTATGTAAGTGTTTTATTACCAAATCTTAAAAATGGATTATCTTCGTGTCCATTATAAAATTGTGCTCTCAATTGTCCGTAAACAGAGTGTTTATTATACGATGAACCACTTAAACTACCAGATGTTAATATATTTGAACCCGTTGATGAATAACTACCATTAACTGCCTCTAATACAGTAATTTCTGTAGAGTCATTATCAAACGCCCATTGTTTGTAAGCTTTGAATGGTCTTACACTAATATCTGATTTTGGTATTCTTTTTAACATATCAGTAATAAATATCTCATAAACTAAAAACCCACCAAAAGGTGGGTCAGTAGTTTATAAATTACTCTAAATTAAAAATCTAATTTAACTTTAATTGCCACTTCTTTATCAAATGATTTCTCAACTGGTTTAGAAGTTTTTGCTACTGCTAATAATTCATTAGCATCATCGTATAAACCTACAGTTGTTATATAAACTTTAGGGTCTCTTTCAAATGTTGATTGAACAAATTCACCAACCGAACCAGTTGTAAATGTTGGGTTGTTAGAGAAATTAAACTCTCTGTTGTTTGCTCTTACAAAGTAATGTGAAGTTGAAACGTTTTCAGTTCTACGAACTTGGAAATCAGTACCACTTGCTAATGCTTTTAATAATGCAATAGAACCAGATGAACCAACTGTTATAGATGCCGATGTTGAATTGTTATGATATACACCTGCAATTGAAGAACTTGCTGCTGCTAAGTTTGGATTAACTTTAGCTGCTAATGCCGCAGGATTTAACAATATAATACCCATATCTGGATAGAATAATCCCCAACCTTGTCCGTTTGAAGATGTGTATGATTGAATAGATGCAGTTAATGCCGAACCAATATTTAATGAACCACTAACAATATTATAAACTCTTCCAGATGTAGTTACATTTTCATCAGTTCCACCTGAATCATCAATCAAATTAACTTCTCCAATTGTACCTGCTAATTTAATTGAAATATTACCTGGGTCTAATCTTTCTTTGTATCTAGCTCTATTGATGTTAATTGCGTAGAAGTTTTGTAAATCATGTCCTCCTACAGTTGAACCAGTATATACACTAAAGTAAGGGTCAGCAGAATCTAATAAAATATTACGATACTGATTGTAAGTTGCTTTAGATGATAAAGTAGATGAATCATCTTGTGTTAATGTAGGTGTTCCGTATCCACTAGCATCACCATATGCAATTGAGAATTGAACCTCAGATGCAGTTGATGATGTTAATCCGTTATAAACATCAATATAGTATTTACCACTAACTCCTGCAATTTGTGCAGATGATGTATAAGTTGCATTAACTGCTAATGAACCTGTATCACCACTCCATATTCCAGAAGTTA